GGTTGTGTGTTTGCTCCAGAGACCTGCAAATAGTTTAGATCAAATACACCAAAAAGAAGCCTTTTAATACACTAATCCCACATGGCCTTTTAAATACAACTGTAAACAGTGTTCGAGAGCACGTCTTAGTGAAGTAACAAAGACCCTTTTAAAACATGTGAGGTCAACAGGTAAGAAGCTCAACTGCGTACACAAGATCATAAATACTTCTTAAAAAAGGGGATTTATGGCAGGAATAAAACAACGTGGGATCTCAAGTATTCATATACCTAAGACCTACAAGGGCAAACTCGTTAAGCCTTGTCGTTACGTACCAAGTAACGGAGGTGGAGGGTTTATGACTGGCACTGTGATTGAAACAGGGGAACTTGTTTGGGAACAGGGCAAAGACAGACCTACGCCTTGGCGTTCTATCGGTTAGTGTGTAAACTCAAGCCAAGTAGTTACGCAGTACTTGTCTCCACTCAGTGGGGGATTACCTCTGTGGGTGTGCGTATAACCTGCGGGGCAAAACATAACTCGCCCAGCTCGGGCATCAATCCTACGGCTCTGATATAAGAATTCAGTTTCACCTCCTTGTTCAACGGTGTTTAAGTAAACCATTGCAAGTATGGCACGCTGTCCTGTGTCTCTACTTGCATGTTCACAGTGCCATACGTGATATCCTTCACTGGGACGAGTATGCTGTATTTTAATGCTGTGACTCAACTGTATGGGATTAACGTTTTCAAATATACCAAACTCACTGACATAATCATCTACACATCTGTGTATGCAATCATAGTAGGGTTGTAGTAGTTTATTCATGCTGAGGGCAAACGTACCAGTCTCCCCTTCGTCATAGAGCATGGCACCGTCTTTGTTCATTTTTGGTGCTGACTCATTTGCAGTTTGGCGATTCAGTATACGTGTACCTTGTTGTTGATTGTAATAATCAATCACAGTTTGACAGTATTCTGTATCAAGTTCGTTGTCCCATGTTTTAATAAAGTCTTGCATATGTGTATTTAAACTGCTACTATAATAGGTGTGTTAAACCTGGTTAAAACGCTGTTGCTCGTGTAAAAAGACTAAAGAGCTACAATGTACAGCGAATTGTACTAAGTCGACATTTAAGAGCCATATAGGGGTGATTTTCATAGTCTTAAGACGTCTTAAATACATGGCAATTTTTAGCCACGATAATTAATAAAGACTGTTTTTATAATTTCCAAACACTGTTAATACTAACACGCATGGGCCAATCTTGTGGTGGATTACCGGCATGCGGAATGCTTGAATCAAACATCACAGCACGATTGGGTTTGTACTCCACAACCTGTGAAGGATTGACTATGTCAACTTGATGTTCCCAGAAGCGAAGATCTCCGCTACTGCCAAAAGGCCACCATACAATACTCTTCAATCGTTCTGTGTCATCTGCGATCATATCGCAATCACGATGTGGGTATTGTTCACTTGCGGGTGTAGTACCATTCATTCTCAGTACTTCAAGTTGTTTAGGACCGTTGGGTAATAGTTCAAGTGCAAAGCAACTTGCTATGGTATTGCTTAATCCTTTTAAGGGGTCTTCCATCTCAGGATAGTTCTTGTGCCAAAGTACACAGTTGTAATAGTTCTCATACTCATCACCGTATGCACTTTTTACTCTACCATATTCCCATTGCTTACAGTTTGATATACTCTGTTGTATAGTTGTTAGTAGCCACTGAGGAAAGACATCATCTATTACTGTAACACTACTCACTGCCAAGGTTTCCAATGAACTGTCTTAGTTTAGTACTATCTGTATCTGCTCTTACTTTCTTAACTGCTTCACCTGCATCTGGCTCTGGTGGTTCCGATGTGTCAGTTGTTCTTTGTAAACCTTTTAGTACTGAACTGCCTGTGCTACTTGCATAGTTGTTTGTGTCTTCATCTTCATCACAATCTCTAATACGCAAACTGTCTATGTCAAACTCAAGATCAATCTTAGCACCTACTCCACTACTTGACCTTGTCTTCATTAACTGTATTTGATATCTACCACGTTCACGCATTGCTCTACTTGTAAAGATACCTATCACGTTATCAGCAGTTTGAATCTTACTCAAGCCACCACTGATGTGCGAGTGATCAAATTCTATTTCTTCTACTGCACCTCTGTTCAACTGTGCCGCAGTTACAAACACACAACCTAATTCCATTGCAAGGTTACGCAGTTCCTCACTCACAAACTTATCTTTAATAAACAAATCACTTGGCGATACTTTTCTACTCATAGGCATCATCAAGTCTAAGTAGTCAACTAACAGTACATCAATCTTACGTCCTGTTTTAATTTCATACTCTTTCAAATAACTTCTAATATCGTTTGCGTTCTTACCACTTGGCATATACTTGACTTGGAATGCTCCAGCCTTCTTGCCAATCATCTTGACTTTCATTTCAACTCCATCAAGATCCTTAAATATTTCTTTTGTTGGAATGTCTGTAAACATACTGTCAACACGCATTGCTACCAATGCCTCACTCAACTCAAAAGTTAGATAACAAACGTTCATGCCGTTCAATGCCCAGTTCACACCTAAGTTTGCCAAGAACAAACTCTTACCTGCACCCGATCCACCTGCAAAGATATTCAGTTCACCTTTGTTAAAGCCACCGAATAGTTTTCTATCAAGTGTTGTCCAGCCTGTGCTTACTTGTCCATTGTTGTCTTTCAATCCCATAAGTCTACCTTTAGGATCTTCAAAGTAATTAATACCTAAGTCCTTTTGTAGTCCTACCTGTATTGCGTTCTTGACCTTGTCTTCTACAGGACCATACTCACCTTTTTCAAGTAGTTCAGCACTTTCAAGTATTGCTCTCTCAAGTCCTTTGTGTCTTGTAAACGTTTCAAACTCTTGCAGTAACCAATCATAGTGTTCTTCTCTAAGTCCTTCAGGAACCTTAAGATCAGTTTGACAGGTTGCATTAACCATTTCTTCTGTAGGCAATGCATTGTGTTCTGTAACATACGCATTCATAAACTCTGCCGCGTCTTGCAGTTTACGATCAAATAAACTATGGTCAAAGATAGTCTGACAACGCACAAACGATTGTGCATCGCTCAACATCATTTGCAGATATACCTTTTGTACATCATAACCATATTCTTTATTCATTCGCTAATCCTTTTTTTGTCTTATTATTATACCATATTTCTTCATCAAAGTCAATGTGTTTCTTCTCCAAAGCCAATACTGCTCCGATACAACTTCCTGGATCACCTGGATTGGTTGGTATCCAAAAGCCTCTCCAGTTCTTTCTAATCTTGTCCATTGCGCCTCTGTTCAAAGCACAACCTCCTGTTACAGCAAGATTGGTACTTGGGTTATTGTATTGTATGCTTGTAGTAAGTTTCATACACAGGTCTTCAAACACATGTTGTACACTTGCCGCAAGGTTGTCAATGTCCTTAATCTCAGGAGCATACCATCTTAATCCTCTATGGCAGTTCTCTTTAAATTTAATTTTACATAATGGATCATATGTTACTTCAAAGAAATCGTCATACAGTTTTTGCTTGTACTTGTATGGGTTACCTGACTTTGCTAACGTACTAATAACTGCTTCTTGCTTGTTAGGTGTATAACCTAAACGTTGTGTCATTGCACTATACCAAAGTCCTAAACTGTTAGGATAACTTTGACTACTAATTTTTGTTAATGTATCTCCATCACCTCTCCACATTGTTAGTGTTTCAAACTCTCCAATGCTGTCAATACATATTACGTTACCGTGATTCCAACCGCTTGTGTAATATCCATATGCCGCATGTGATAAGTGATGTGGTACATACTTAATAGGAACATCAATGTTCCACTGCTTCAAGTATGCTTTAATATTATTTTCTTTAAACAAGAAACCTTGTCCAGCCCATAACTGTCTAAGACTTTTTGTAAATGGATTCTCATACCATACAACTTGGTCTGGGTCACCAAAGTTCTTTCTTGCAACTTCAATTATAGTCCAATTGAAATGCGGATCATTATCTACGTTACTGAAGTCTTTGCTCAATGCCGCCCATAACAATTCTAACTTGTTCTCTGTCTTTCTGAACACAGCCAAACTTGCATCGTGGCTGTTGCCAACCATACCCCATATGATCATAGTTTTATCTCCAGGCATTCTCATTTGTAAATGAAAGGATCACGTTTCTTAAGTTCTTCAATCCGCTTTTTCATTCTACGCTTATCATTCCAATCACTAATCGGTTTAGTGATCTTATCCCACAATGTTTTTAACCAAACCATTTTTTGCTCCGTAGTTTAATTTTTAATTCGTTCTTTTCACTTGCTGACACAATTGAATACAATGTGTACATTTTGCCATATTCATTTACAGCATCATTCACATCGTTTATGTTGTTACCCCATTCGGGCATACTAACACTCCAGCCAAGTTCTATTGCTTGGTCTACAAGTTTAGCACCTGCTTCGTCTCTATCAGGCACAACTATCTTATTTGTATTTAAACTATTGAGGAGCATGGCCTGTTGATCTTTGATTTCGCTACCCAGTAATGCACAGCCTTCTACTGCTATTGCATCAAAAGGACCTTCTACAACAATAGTAAGCACACGAGTATAATGTTGTGCATCAATATTGAATACATATCCAGGTTGTTGATCACTTAGATATTTTGGATTACCATCTTTAACTTTACGTGCAGTGTATCCTACTATTTCATTTTTGTGATAGAACGGAATGATTAATCTATCTTTTAATTCAGGTGACCAATGAAAGTTATAATCTTCTAAGTATAAGTTTCTTGTTTGTAGATACTGTATGACTTCTAACGGTGTATCATTGTTAATAGGTTTAGCATCTTTAGGTAATTCTTTAATATCAAACTTAGGAAGTTTTATTTCAACGTTACTAATACCTACTTCAGCAATCTGTAAACATTGTAGTGCAAGTTTAGTTACTACATCATCGGGTGTGTTTAACCATTGAAACAATTTACGCATCTTGTAGGATAGTTGTCTACCAGGTACCCAACTTGCTTTGAAACCACAGTTGAAACAGTGATAACTTATACCACCTTCACCGTTGTTGATTAGTCCACCACGTTGTCTTTTGTCTGCATTAGTTCCGTTGTGTACACAACAGGGTGCATTGAAAGAAGTCCAACCACTTGGAGTAGTTTTCTTCTTAGTAGGTAGATGTAACTGTAGGGTCTCGAATACAATGCTCATAATACTATTATAGTATCATTTGCATCAGAAGTCAACTAATTTCGGACTAATACTTTATCAATTGTTCCAGAATTTGTTGTTGTATATTTGGTTCTCAAATATGAAAACACACCATTAAAATTAACTGGAGTAGGGTCAGTTGGATTTTCTAAATTTACAGTTGTAATGTCTACCCAATTAGTTGGATTTTGGTTTTCCAAACTACCTTGAATAGTTACTGTACCTATAAAGTCAGTTGAGTATATTGCCGCAGTATGTAATGCTTCGTTACCATTACGTGCCGCTTCTGCTGTGATCTGTTCGCTCTTATATTCAACAGGATCAGTGTTTTCTATCTCTGTGAAAGAACTAACGGAGTATGTGTCTTTCGGTCCAGGGAATGCTTCACCGTGCAACTCGATGGTACCAATCATCTCAAAGTGGGTGTTAGCATACGTAAGTACTTCACTGTTGTCACTGTCCTTAGTCAAGTAAATTGTATAAGTTAGTAACTGATCGTCTAAGTTTAATAAGTCGTTTGCAGTAATACTAACTTCAAACTGACCTTTATAGTTAGGCGTTGATGTTTCTTTAATTGTTCCTATTTTAGTAAGCACTTGTGTTTTAGCATGATCGAACGCTGTAAAGTGTGGCGTATACGTATTAAGTATGCTTATAGGCTTACTGTCATTGTTTTTTATTTCAAAGGTCAACATGTTGTCGATACCTTTAAAAATTTTTAAGTTTTTCTGGTACACTTGTCTTAACTCCGTTGTTGTGCCCGTAGTCACATTTGCTACGAGAGTGGTTTTGGCATTGACTAAATATCTGGGTATAAGTTGCATATAACTATTTATAGGATATGATGTTAAGAAAAGACATAGAAGATAAATTTCCGTTTTTAAGTGTTGTTACATATGGTGGCAATGAGTACGTAGGTATCGTTTGTAATCAGGATAACTTTATTACAAGCATGTACGTTTACTCAGAGTTACAAGATGGACATCAACCAGTGTTCTTAGAGATGGGTGAAACATGGTGGTGGGAAAGTAACCGCATGATCCCTATCAACATCTTTTTGAGAAAAGAGATGGATAAGTTTAGATACGCATTGGTTAACATGAACAGTAAAGACGTAAAGATCGTTCACGGGCCAACTGTGAACTTAAAGAACCTTACACTCAAGAGAGTGAAAAGACGTTCTGTACAATTAGTAAAAAAGCCTAAATAATTACTTTTGGATTTGCTCACAGAGCAAGTTCATATGAACTACGATTGCTTGGGCATACGCCATTGCGTGTGCTTTCTTAAAGTAGTAGGAACCGTCTTCAGGTTTTACCCACACCTCTTGTAGTATCTGTTCCCAGCCATGGTCTTGTAGATGTCTCTTCGCTGGTCTTATGATCGCCAGCACTGCCGCTAACTGCGGTATCGTTGTTGGCTTTAGTTTGCTTAGGAGGTAACTGTGTTCTCCTACGTGAAATAATTGTTTGCTGAATTCTGGAGCGGTTAGTAAATCCCATAATGGTTCCTTCTTCATGAGTCTAATAAGATGTGCTTCATCTTGTACATCTTTATATATCGAAACGTTGAGGAAGTCTAATTTAAAATATCCTCGCTCTTCTGCAGTCTTGTGTTCGATTGTAGATAAGTTGTCCACAGGATTGTGTGGAACCTCAGTTGTGTATACACCTGTGTTATGTTTTTTGCCTGTGTCAAGTTTAGCGACACGATGCTTAATCTTATCAAGCACTACGTTTCTATCAGCAAAGTCTATATCAATATCAGGCATTTTATTTAGGCTCTTCCTTGTCCATGCACCATAGCATGAATACGGGTATTGCGTAACACACACATAGAAATATTATTCCGTATAGTATTACCATTTGGGTTTGTACAATGTTTGTATTGTACCATCTCCTGGAATGTAGTATCCTTCGATTTCTCTTTTAGTCACTCGCTTTTTCGATACTACTTTTTTCTTCTTCTTTTGTTTCTTTTGTTTCTGTTTCATTTGCTAAATTGTTTGGTTTAGTGATAGGCAAACCGCCTCTATCAAACCATCTATCATCTTGTGTAACAAACACATGACTCTTAAATCGATTACCGTCTGTACCTTTGACCATAGTCATTTTTTTATTAATGGTTCCTTTATAGGTAGTGTAGTCTCTTTGAACTAATCTATACTTGCCACTATTAGGGTCTCCATAGATTCTATCTACACTTTCTCCGTCAACACCAACATGGTTTGACACTATCATTTCATTATTGTTTTGTGTGTTCATAGTTATATTATACAGTTTTTCTTCGTCTTTGTCAATCATAAGTTAGCCTTTTGTGCTATTTCTTTTACCAATTCTACGTCTGTTGGACTACGTTTAAAACGTAATGCCCAATGCTGTGGATCCATTACAGCATATACAATCCCAAGTTGTTCATCATTAAATTTTGATAACATCTCTTTACCACTTGCACAATTTAATACAAGCCATGCACTAATCTTACCATCACGTAAATGTTGCGTTACTCTGTTAAGACTTGCATATCTAAAATAATCATTCCATTGTGCTTCTTGGTCATCTCCCCAATCCATCATAGTTTTGATTGAACGTTCTACTGCTGTTTCAACACCTTCTTTCTTTAAGATACCAATTGCGTATTTTTCATACAGTTCATCTCTACACCAATGATCAAGTTTGACTCCGCTTGTTACTACATAGTCAATATACTTCTCTGGGTATAACGGACGCACATTGTTTACAAATGATCCAAACTTTACAAATGCGTTATAGTATGATGACTTACAAAATTCTTCATAAGTCTTTTCTCTCTTAACGTTCTGACACAGTACATAGAATCTTGTAAATGCATAAAAGCCTAACTGTACACGTTTCTCGTTCTTTTGTAATGCTCTACGTTTTTGTTCGCACATATGCACCATAAGAGTTTTTTCTCTTGTGTATGCTGTATTGCAATATTGACATACGAACTTTTTATCTGACACGTTAGTAACCCCTTGCGTATCTTTTATTTGTATCGTAACCTGCTTCAAGAATTGCTTTTCCGATATCTTTGTAGTCATCTGTAGCCTCTAATACTTTCTGATATTTGCCTGCAAACTTTTTATCAATCCCTACACCTAACAATGGTGAAATGCGTTTCATTAGGAATTCATAATACATCATTGGCGTTGGGTGATAATCTAATGTAGGTTCCTCATCTAAGTTACCTAACTTTGCACCTTTGAACGATAAACGTTTATCATGCATCTGTACCATCCAGTTATATAAATCCTTTTCAATCCAATAACTGTTTTGTAAAATCTTTTTGTAAGGTGCCCAATACGGATCATGTAATAAATGTTCTCGCATGTCAGTACCAAATATAAAAACTACTCTTGCTTTAATAGTTCTTGCAAGTGCTACTGCGGCGTGTATAGAGTTAAACGAGTGCATCATATACGAACGTTCGTCCCACAACTTATTCATTACAAAGCCTTTAATCTGATCTGCTTGATTATCAACAAATATGTTGCCGCCCGGATACCAACTCTCAGGTAAGTCTGGATCACTCTTGTGATGATCAAATCTATGATAGTCAGTCCATTGTACAATAACTGTGTCCTCAGTTGTAAAGTCATGACGTAAACATGCTTCACTAAACCGTTCCATAATCTGTCTATTGCCAGCACCTCTGTTAGCCCAGTTGTAAAACTCAGCATAACTTTGTCCTAAGATATCTGCCCATGTAGGCCAGTGATATCTTGTTAGGCTACAACCAAATGTAAACAGTCTTCCGTTCTTTTTAATTATGCCCATTGAATTCCTCTATAAATTTTTCTATATCTTTCTTCTTATTCATACTAACTAACATTTGTATTTCATCTGCTTTCATGTTAGGAAATATCTTTTCAAGTTCTTTACCTGATTTATTAGTAGCACCTTTTTTCTTTTTGTAACCTATCCATTCATGATACTGAATAGACTTGTTTTCGTTTGCTGTCATGCAAAGTAGTTGCCACAATAGTTTCTGATGTTTTGCAATAGTAAAATAGTTCTTGTTATAATATTCATTAGTTTTGAATACTGAAAGTTCTTGTGCTTCACGTTTACCTTTAACTACACTACAATATCTATTAAGCAAAAAGAAACTAACAGACTTACGTTGTTCATCAGTAAGTTCGTCCCATACATCTTTTGCATTCATATCGATTGCACCAAGTATATCTTTTAAAGGTAATCTATCAGCCATTTAGTTTTGTCTCTATTGAATATGTCATACCTATTGTAACACGAAACGGAACCGTAGTCAAGTCCATAGTGTGCCAATAGTGTGCAGGAAATAGAACAGCATTTCCTCGTTTGTATTTTGTTCTTGTTAACTCTGTCTTGCCATCTTCTTCAAAGAAGATTGTATCACCGTCTGCATCATTAACATAGTAAACAAATGTCCATAGTCCGGGCTCGTTGTTGCTTACATCAGTGTGTGGGCCATAGTAAACGTTTTGTACTGTACCATTAAGTCTTGTACGTGTTACTTGATTAATCTCTGCATCTGGGATTGTATTAGGAATAATATCACGAGTCAATGCAGTGTGCAATAACTTTGTAAGTTCTTTGTGATCATCGAGTATGTTGCTTTGTGTACAGAACATAACATCAGTAAACAGTGCAGGAGTTTTATATTTGTCTCCGTCTTCGTGTTCTGGCGGTACACTTACAAACTGCCAATTAACATCTTTAGTTTGATCTTCAATATACTGTACAAGCCATTCTGGAAATGGATTCTCAATATCAAAAATATTTAATGGACTTACTTTCATCTTTTTAAAAACCTTTTTGCGGCATCAATTGGATTACGTAAGCCTTCATATGTTTTGTCAATAAAGCCAATATGATTTTCAAGTTTATTATCTAATGCTTCAACAGTTAATTGCAACTTGTCTACTTTTACACTTAACAACTCGATATCTTTTAAAAGTTTTTCTTCATTGCTTGGACTCATTTCCCTAACTCCTCTATAGTTTTTGTATCCTCAAAGTCTACGCCTGTGTCTGTGTAGATAGCCACTGCTGTAAATAATACTAAAATAAAAATTAATAATCGCATTACTTTCCTTTCTTTTTCATTCGGTTCATAAAACGTGAATAACTTCCTACGCCCATCATAAGACTGTTCATCTTTTTCAGTTCTTCTGAAGAAACCAAATGTGTTTTTAATTCGATCCGTTTGTCTGATAGTGGCACCAAGTGTAGCCACGGATCACCTGGCTCAACGTTTAGTTCACTGTTGAATGGTACCATCAAGTTAACAATAGTTGCGTGTTGATACTTGAACTCTGATATAGCAGGAACTGTCCAATACTCTATTGGATTAGTCATGTGCCATTGTGGACTTGTCCATAACCATTTAGTTCCGCTTGTGTCTCTTATCTGCCACGGACTCATTACTTTACCATGAAACATGTTTGGCTTGTGGTGTGCATAGTCTTGTGGGTCGTGTGGTATAACAGGACTGCCTTCTGGATACGTTTGGATCATTGCTTGATTAGGTTGATCAAATGTTTTAATTTTTAACTGCATCCAGGCAGGAAACATAACGCCTGTTGTTAATAATTCGTTTACGTGTGGGCAACGTTTTAGTGTAGCATTGTCTAAGCCTTGGTATGTCATGCTATCAAACTTACGTGTTGATGCCATCTTCTTCCACCAATCAGGCATTGTGTCTTTGGCAAGTTCGGGCTCATACGCATCATAGATAATACGTTGATCAGTAAAACAATCTAATGTTATTTTGCTTGGCTTATTAAAAATACTAAACATCTTGCCTCGTTATATGGTTGTTGTCTAACTGTTGTGGACGTTCTAACGCACAGTGCCAATTCATTCCCATTACAATTCTACGTTGTAATGATTTATTTGGTTGACTCTTATGGCTTAACCAGCCTGGAAAGAATACTACGTCACCCTGTTTGACTTCAACCTCTGTAAAGTAGTTATGAAGTTTTGATTGATTTTGAGCGAAACGTGGATAGCCTGCAAACAATGTTCTTTCTTTATTTTCAAATTCTAAGTTGCCACCATTCTCTGGTTGCTGTATATACACACTACAAACAAGATGACTATCACCGTGATCGTGTGTGTCTGTCCATGCACCTTCAAAGTGACTGTTGACCCAACTCTTTGTTATACCAAATGTGTTGTAGTTCAAGTCCCATGCTTCTAAAACTTTATTTGCTTGTCCTTTTAACCAACCGTTCAATAGTCTTGTTTCTTCCCATAAGTGTGGAGCATCAAGATGTCCTGTACTTGTAATACCACCATCTTGCTCTACTTCGCCTTGATCAACAATAGTGTCTAATAGTTTTGCACTACGTTCAGCAATAGGGGTTAAGTCTATTGGACAGTTAACTTTATATACTAACTGTGGTGATATTAAAATAGATTCCATTACGTATATCGCTTTCCATCGAATACACAAACGAAGTAGCAACCGTTGTCGCCTGCTTCTACTTTGTGAAATACTCCATCTTCAATTAAGACCATTTGTCCTTCTCTAATTTGAAAGCGGTTGTCATCTAATGTCATGTGTCCGTCGCCTTCAATAAACATATACACTTCTTCCTGACCATCATGTTTATGACCAGATGTTGCTTTGTTAGGTTTAAGTTTTGTACTACTAACAACTAAATTATTTAATTCTGTATTATCTCTTACAAGATATCTATCGTCTTCCTTTACTACCTTGCCATCAATATTTCTTATACTCATTACTGCTTGGTTCACTTGTCCACCACCATTAATATTTTTTGTTGTTTTTGAAGTGCATTTACTACTACATTTCCTTTTATGTTCTTAGTGACTTTTTCAGTCCACCAATCCTTACCTTCAATTATCAAATGTGCGTTACGACCATCCGGTAATGTTTTGATTGCTTCTCTTGTATCAATTAACAAGAATGCACTCTTCTTAAACAATGTATTAATATGTTGTAACACATTGTCAATCATTTCAGGCTCAATGTGTTCAAGTACATCTGTACACATTAGCAAGTCTGTTGCGAACTCAGGTATTTGATTATATTCAACCACACCTGGATCATAACCTTGCAGGTGGCATGTAGGATAACGTTTACCAATTTCTTTCATGACGTTTCCTTTACCACAACCATAGTCAGTTAAACTCTGAGGTGACCATTTATCAATCCATTCATTAAGTCCTTTGTACTTTCCAGCACTGCCAAAACTTGACTTGAGCTGGTGTAACTTTCTTAATTGGTTTTGATAATGCTTAGAGTACAACTTCATTCAGGAAAACCTCCAGGAGGTACCAAGTCAGGTGTGATACAATGTAGTGCTACGTATCCCGGATATAAATTATTTGCTGTAGCAATACCTTGCTCACAGTTTGCGAACTCGCCCACCTTAACAATATCCCATGGCATATACGCCACAGTCATCCAAACATACACTACAAATGCATTCATTAAAATAGTTCTCCATAGTCAATTGTTTCAATTTGTCTTGATACATCTTTAATAAAAAATGCACACAATGGATTAGGTCCGTCTTCAATTGGTACACTTAATAATTGTCCGTTCTTAGTTTTAGGTACATGCCATTTAACATCATTATAGAAGTTTGTAACTTTTAAACTTCCAAAGTCTGGCTTGTAACTCTTTAGTGGATTAAAAACAAATGCTTCAAATCCTCTGTCGTTAATACTTGTTAGTGGTAGAATCTCGAGATCGTTTCCAGTCTCGGAGTCTCCTACTGCAATATGCCAGTCAAGTGGCATACTAATTTCTTTACCATTAATCTCCATAACAATCGCCGGAGAACTAAAACTTTCTAAAAATATTAGAGGTATAAAAAAGAAATCCGGATTTTTTGGATCCGCATTATCTAATACACTGAATCTAATATCTTCTTCAATCTGTTCTGGCAGGTTGTTAAGTGAAAAGGCTTTATTATCTAATGTTAATATATTCATGTAGTTTCCTTTATTTTTGCCAATCTACTTTTTCAATCGTAAACGGATATTCTGCTTCTTTGTAAAACTTCTTACGTGATGTTAAATGTCTCTTTGCATATTTGCATGTGGACGTAATGTCCCATATCTGTACAAAGTCCTTGTCTTGTGCCTTTCGTATGCCTCTGCCAATTGATTGAATCACTCGGACAAAACTCTTGCCTGGCTCGAGTAGTATTAAATTAAAGATACGTGGTATGTTAATACCCACAGCCGCAACACCATATGTTGCAATAATAATTTTGTTCGTACCTTCTTTAATTTCATCGTATGCGTCTTTTCTATCTGCAAGTTTAACATCGCCTTTGACGAACACTGCCTCTGGAAGAAGACTTAATAATTTTTCACCTGCTGATATTCTATCAACAAGTATCAGTGTGTTACCTGATTCTGAAACTGTGCCTACTAACTTACCAATATATTCTAAACGACCTTCGTCTGTTGTTAGATATTTTAGTTCGCTTTGATAATCCCTGTGTACTTGTGTGTCAATCATTTGTAATACATTAACATGACACTTACTCAATACACCTTTGTCTTGTAATTCTTTTGCACTGATGTTACCAATGACAGGACCTAAACTTGCAAGAATACTTTGAAACTCAAATTGTTCCTTAGGTATTGTTCCTGTTAGTCCCCAACGTAACGGAGCATTCTTTAAATTTTGTGTTAGTAGTTTCTTAAGTACTTCTGCTTTTGCTTGGTGTACTTCGTCAATAATAATAGTTTTTACATCATCTAAAAACTCTGCAAGACTTAAAACACTTTGTCCATCTTTGTTACGTTTGTCAAGTATGTTTAAACTTTGCCAAGTACAAATAGTATGTGTTCTACCTAATTCTTTTCTATCACCAAAGTATACACCTACGTCTAATCCACAGTTAACATAGTCTTCTTCTGTTTGTGTAACAAGTGATTTGTTAGGAACAATAACTAACGTCCGACCAAGTTTCTCTGTAATGTGTGATAGACAAGCAGTAATAATAGTTTTACCTGCACCAGTTGCAACCTCTTGTAGTGCTTGTGGATTATCTAAGAAGTTGTTAATTGTTTCTACTTGATAGTCACGTAATACAATAGGTTCACCTTCTGCTGGATGTCCCTTAGGCCAACTCTTTGCCGCAAAATAGTTTTCATCGATCTTACTAAATTTTAAATTGTGTGTTTCTCTGTTGTCTGTAATTTCTGCAACTTCAACACCTTGTTCATTTAATACTTGCAGTACAACATCAAGATGATTAATGTAACCACTGCCGCCTAAGCCAAAGAATCCTACAGTTCCGTCCCAACGACCTAACTTGTATTGTGGCAAGTAACGTGCATACGGAACTTGAAACTTTAACTTATTCGCAATCTTTCTACGTACATCAACAGACAAGTTTTCAACTTTAAAGTTAACTTCATCGTGTATTACTATTCTACAACTGCTCATATAGTCTGCACTCCTGTTGTGTATGTTGTGTCACGGTGTCTTGTGTATGTTGATATCATACTGTCTTCTACTGTCCAAAATAATTTCAAATCAAATCTTTCTACGTACTCTCTTGCGTATGAGTGTGAACCTCTTGAGTCACCAAGTGATAGTACACATACTGGTTCCCAATTAGACTTTATAATAGGCTTTGTTATCTTCTTACGATTAGCAACGACAAGTCTTGTCTTACTGCTTATATTATTATTTAATCCCTTATCCCTGATGAATTGGTTAAATTCACCATTGGTCTTGTTGTCCAATCTAAACATAACGGATATTTCTTCGTTTGCTAAAAACCCGTTACATGCATTATAAATCATACTTAAATGATCAGATGCCACGTCAGGATCAATGAGCATAATACACGGAAACCTGTTTAGTTCATTTAACGATTCTAATACTTGATTCAATGTCCATTCTGTTGATCTAATAAACACTGAACTATTTTTTCTATCTAATAACTTGTGTGTCAACGTTGTAAGATCCTGGGGGAATGTAAAGTCTGGAAAACGATGTAGTCCGTACAAGTAACGTCTATCCCAAAGTTCAAGTAGTGACTCGTTAGGGTTATTATATCTTGCTGACAACTTTTCTGCTAAACTACTACTCATATTTTTAAATTCATTTTCATATATGCCTGGAATAATCTTATCTTTATTCATAGTAAATTCTACAAGTTCATTATAATATAATTGTACGTCTGTGTCAACATCAAACTGTTCTTTAAATTTATTTGCAATAGTTACAACTTTATAAACATTCTGTTCAGTTGCCAAAAAGTTGTGCGTATGTTTTTCATAGAAGTATTCATCTTTACTTAGATCATTATTTTTAAGATCGTTAAGGTGTTCAATAACTTGATTACTAAAAGGAAATCTAATGCTTACAAAGGTACCGTTTGAAGTTGGTGTAAACTTAACCCAATGACTTTTGTCTACATTTCTATAAGGCTCTCTAATTTGATCAACGTGTTTAGTGATATCAATACCTTGTTCTGTAAACTGTTCAGTGTAATACTCAAGCAGTAATTTCTTAACAAGTGCATGTTGCTTTTGTGTTAGTGCAGAACCTTTGAACACTTGATGTCCAATACTGTTTAATACTTTTGAGTTGTCAACATGTAATTGAAAGCATTTATCTTTCCAATGCTTACCCGGCAGGACTGTTAATCCTACAAGTGCTTCTAATAAATCTTCAATTTTGTAATCGTGGTTCATTTGTGATTCCTAAACTTATAATAGCATTATACAGTATTATAATTCAGAAGTCAAGTGTTTTATTGGGATTCCTTGAGATATTTCCGGCACACTCCATTCTGTGTATGCCAAATTGTTGAGCCACTGTGTTCTATCATGCAGTTTAGGATCGTTTATATTTTGTAAATCTTTTATACTAACGTCCCATGCAAGGCTACTTGGTCCAGTGTATACAGGTATGCCAGCCATCACTGCTTGAGTTGCAGGATTACTTGACCAATTTACTACAGCATATACATCATCAAACTCTAAATCAAAATCATCATATGTGCCTGGTATTTGTTTTGGTATTATGGTTCTAACGCCCGGAATGTTAATTTTACAACGTGGGTGTGGTCGGATAATTATTTCTTTGTCCGTATATGCTCGTATGTCGTTTACCATGTTACCTACCCATTGATTGATAGTAGGCATGTTAGTCCATTGTTCGCTTTTATCATGCTGAGTACAAATTACAATCTTACTGCCGTCAGTGTTCCATGGTTTAAGTTCAAGTCCAAACTGTGTAGCACGGTCAGAATTATTATTGCCTTTAGGAAATGTAGCATCTTTGTTAATACCATTAATGCCTACCTTCCATGTAGTGCCTCTAAACAATGCACCTACTTCAAGTACAATAACTTTTTTATTTTGTTTTATAAATGTGTCCCACACGTTTTTGTTTGCTGACATTCTACCATGCCATAGTACACTCCATATAACAGCAACATCGGCATTGATGTCATTGTACACAACTTCGTGTCCCAGATGTGCTACACCATTAGCAAATGCTTCAAAGACAGGCTTTGAATTTAATGCACCATTGTGTGTAAACAAACCAAACTTCACTTGGCATCTTTCCAGTATTCTTCTTTGCGTACTTTAAATAAATCTTGTAGTTTACTTTTACCTACATTTTTCCGAGCACCTTTAAGATGATCAAAGTATGCACCAAGTTCTGTATTAATCAAAGGATGTCCTTCACCTTTAACAAGATGTCCACTTAGGTCTGTAATGTTAGGATGTTGTACTCTAATCTTCTTTAGTACTTCATCGAATACATAACTGTCGTGCCATTCTTCCATTGTAAAGATACCATTGTCAGCGTCTTCATACACACGTTCAAATTCTTTGAGAAAATCAATAGCACCTTGTTGATTAATATACAAACCATAAAATCCGCACTCAGGCCATTTCTTGCCACGTCCTAAATACGCTAACCAGTTTTGTTCTGGAAAGAAACTTACAAGTTTGTCTTGTGTGATTGGACTATGACAAACAGTATCGCCGTCAATCCATATTACTAAATCGTATTGTGTTTGTGTACAAGCATCATACACTGCATACACTTTGTTTGCAAACCTAATAGCGTCCCACTTAAACTTCTTGTGCCAGTCGCGTGGTCGTCTTGCTTTAATATCTGGAGGACATATTCCGTTTGCTTTATCTACACTTCCCCATTTTTCTTTGAATGCATTTAATTTTGGTAATACTTGCTTTGCATCAACTATTTGAATTCTATCTGGTTGTGGATTGGTAGGTGTGCAATCTTCTGTGTAAACAACTAAATCAATCTGCTTGTCTACGTTTTGTGCAAACGTATCTATAAAACGTTGTCCGTATAACTCCAGACCTTCTTGATGGAATGTTGTTATTGCTAATACTTTCATTGTATATACTTCCTCATGTGTTTCCAGCAACTACCATCTTTAAGTTCTTCAAGTGTCCAATGACATTGTGCAAGTTTCTCAAGCCACGGTCCTCTATCAAATTCTTCTGGTTGTGATAGATATTTAAAATTGTAGTTAGCAACATCTTTTGCTTGACTACGTCCCGGGTCTGTTAAGAAAATAGGAACACCTTGAATAGCGGCAATGATAGTTGGACTACTATTATGTCCAACACATATTCTTGCTCCTTGTAAATCATCAAATATAGATTTACTATGACTAACGCTAACATTTAGATCTCGTATCTGTGGCTCATACGTATCTTTGTGCTTGTCACCTGGATGAAATCTTACAATAATAGGAGCATCTATATGTTCTCTAATACGTTCAACTGTTTGTCGTAACCATTGCAATACATTTTGTCCCTGCATACTCCAACCGTTATTACGTTGGCAACAAACTAAAATATGTCCACTGTTTTGTATTCTCCAAGGCTTAACTTCTATCTTTAATTGGTTTTTCATTTTCTGCCAACGCACTTTGTCAACATGTTCTGGGGCGTTACAGTACTCGCCTGTGTTGGCAAATATACCATCATAACTGTAGCGGAGATATGTGTTACTGTTGTTTTTATCAAATGCAAGAAACAAATTACTGTCAACAATAATACAACGCTTTCCACGTTTTAATTGATTGTCATAAACTTGTCTACGTAATTTTAAGTGTGGTGTTTGTTTACTGTTAGCATGTACAAAGCCTTGTATCACTGCAACGTCTGTGTCTATAGGATGATAAGAGTCGACAATTAATCCTCTATCTCCTACAAGATTTACACCTTGAATAAAATTTTTAAGTAGTGCTGGTTTTTCTGGATTTGAATTCCCAGGCGGAATTACTTTCATGTATGATGCAACTGTTAACACAGATTAAACTCCTCTACAATATCTAATGCCCTGCCGTTACGCAGTTCTGTTGTCGTGTAGTTACAATATGCTAACCAATTTTGCCACTGTAAAACTTTTTCTTCGTCTGGATAATAAGGACTTTCTACTTCAGCAATCGTCTTTGTACATAACTCATCAGCCGCACCTGGAGCAAGTGCTACCGCAGGAACTCCTGTACTAATTGCTTCGGTTGCCGCAATACTATTGTATGTTACAACACAATGTATATTGTCATTCACAAGTTGCATAGGTACACTAAAGTCACCTACACGTTCTCTACGTAACCCTTTATCTCTAATAATAATTTCTCTATCAGTATATTTTTTAATCTCTGATAATGTTTCTTCTACCCAAGTATCTCTATCAATGTTATAAAAGTTACAAGGCTTTGCTGATGGAGTAACAACAAGAATAGGGCCGTCAGCTCTGCGCCAACCTCTAAATCTAATACTACTCATTGACAGTGGTATCTGCTTAAATCTATCATCTGGAAGATCGTAGCGTGGCTTCATATGTTGCACGTTGTTCTTAACTACACGATGAAAATCTTTACGCTTATGTAGATTGCCCATATACCCTGTATCAATATAAAAATAATCACGGTTTTGTTTTTCTGCTACTTGTATAACCTTACGTTCAGTCATACCCCTAATAACAAGAGGAGTGTCTGAGGAATCGTTTAAAAGAACTTTATGTCCTGTGGGTTCTATAACAGAAAAAGATTCTGTTAGACATTTAACAATTTCATCAGTAGTATCTGTTACAAAACATTTTGGTCTTTTATTCAGCATCATATCTATTTCTTAATTTCCTTCGTTTACTTACGTAGTGGTAATATTGTTCTTTATTATAGTTATTGTAGTAACCTTTCTTTTCTAACTCGATACTGGCATCATCAAGTTTTGTAATCTTTTGTATGAATATCATTGTCCATTCATCATGAAATCCTAAAAGCCAAATGTCTTTGCCACGCTTGTTCAACATAAAATTTAAGCCTTCAATAGTTCCTTCAAGATAGTCTAAGCCAAATGGATTGTGTACAGAATACACAATAACAACGTCTTTAGTTCCGTCAAACTTTTCTATCTCTTGCGTAACTGTATCTAAAAAATCTTTATGGTCTGATTCTACAAATGATATTTTATCATTTACAAAAGTTGCTTTTGCGTATGGACATGGAGATAGATTATTAAACTGTTCACTTACATTTGATAACTGACCGAATGCCAAGTCTTTAATTTTTTCCGGTATCGTCATTTGTGTACATCATATCTGTTAGATATTTTTTCCAAACATCACCATAGTCGCAGTGTCTGTAATTTTCAAACCAAGGACCGCCTTCTGTGTAGTGTAATGCTCTTGGGGTTCCGTCTTCAGGTTCTTGGTACCAGTCAACAAGCCAGTTCCATTCGTGACTGATTTGTCCTACTTCTTCGTCCTTGAGCCAACTAAATCTGTGAAAGTATTTTCCATCGTAGTTAGGATTGTTTACACTGTCAATTGTTACTGCTTGATTACTTGGGTGTCCACAATTCCATAACACAACACTTGACCAGTTCTTACGTGGGTATTGTGTTTGTACTTGTCCGTCCATCTTTGTTCCAGGCTTGGGTGTATAATCGTGTTGGGCACACATAACAGCATACTTGTCGTCTGCAAGATCAAATAAGTTTTTTACATTTTCTGTAAACACAATGTCGCTATCAATAAACAATGCCCAGCCATTGTAATTCATTAAGTGTGGGATAAGGAAACGTGTAAATGTAAATTCTGTTGAAGCAAGTTTGTCTTCACCTCTCCAATACAACTTGTCATTCCTTAACTCGTTTTGCTTTAAAGGAATTACTTCTGCTGTTGGGCATAGTGATTCAATGCTGTGCTTACATACTTGGTAAGCAATGTCTTCTCTGGTATCGTATCCTACAAAAATTTTCATTCTTCTTTTCTTTCTATATCTTGTTCAATACAATGTTCGCCAAACTGTACCTCAAGTATATGGCAATATTCTTGTGTGTTGTTAATACCCTTGTGCCATACATTTTGATTTATCGTATAAGAACGATTTGTATCTACTGTTACTTTTTCGTCTCTGTTGTTATAGTTAGTCTGAATAACACAGGTACCTTTTAACACATACCAGTTTTCTGATCTATGTCTATGTCTTTGCATTGACAGACTCTTACCAGGCTCGATAACAAGTTCTTTAACTTTATAACCTGATTTGTTGTCAAGTACTCTATACCAACCCCAACTACGAACTGTTTTAGGATTTTTATATTCTTCTAAAATCCAACTACTTGAATTTATTTTGTCTGTACCACCTACCCCATATGCAAATTCTATTTTGTCACCATATGTAGCATACTCAGGTACGTTGCCATCAACCCTATCGCCGCCGTTAGCAAATACATACTCACCTGTAGTAGTAGCCATTAGTTTGAATATTGCTCCACATGCTGTACCATCGCTGTCATCAAAACTTAATACGCTGTCAACACATTCAAGTTCGCTTATGATAGCAAGGCGTTCTGCAAATGGCATAAAGGGTTGACCTTTCTTTTCTGTCAACCACTCATCGCTGTTTAGTCCAACTACCAGTTTGTCACCAAGTTTCCTTGCCGCTTTAAAGTACGCTAAATGACCTGAGTGTAGTGGATCAAAGCCACCTGTAACTAATACATACTTCATAGTTGTATTTAATTTAGTGCCAGATAACTTTGTTTAATCGTGGTTGCTCAATAAGTAATTGCATGGACACTTTAAATTTATTTGTAAACAGCATCAGTAGAGTTACATTTTCAAAGCACAAAGACGTCAAAAAATTATTTGATAGAATTGTTGAAGATTACCAAAAGCAAACCAATAATACAAATATACAACATATTAATACTTGGCAGAGCAAGGATAACTTTCATACTAATAATGCGTTCAAACACATCAGCGAAAGTGAAGATGTTAAGACATTTGTTAAAGAGATTTCTGAGAAGTTTGAAGTTAAACAAGGACAACACATTGCTATTACCAGAGCATACGTTCAAACAGTAATGCCGGGCGGGTGCCTAACTAAGACTAAAAAGACAGATAGTTTCTATTCAGGCATGTACTTTGTAACCAGTGATCCAAAAAGTGGTGGACTTGTAGTAGACAATCCTGTAAGCGAATACTACTTTAGTAAAATTCCAGTAGAGAATAAAAATGCATATAACAGTTGGCAAACATTCTTGCCAATGCCAGAAGGAGAAATGTATTTTATTCCAGGCTATCTTGACCTAAGTACAACTCCTAATATAAGCGAGAAGCCGTTAGACATTATTACTTTCGATCTCGAAATAATCAAAAAATGACCGACGAACAAGTATTAGAACTAATCAAGAACTCAAATCAAAATAAGTTCAGTAATGTTCTATTGCTACCGTTAGGAGATTCTACATTAGATACACATATAGAACAATGGTTATTGGAACGTGTAAACGTGGTTAAAATGCCTGTATATACCCCTGAATCATTAGAGTATGCTGTTGCTCGTGTAGACTATGCTTTGTGTACTGTAGACGCTTTAAAATGCGTCTTAGACGCCAGTATACCTATGTTTATCAACATACATACTAATGAGATTGACATAGTAAATAAGGATAACAGATTTGTATTTGATCCGTTTAGAAATGAACCAAAAGTAGAAATTGATTATACAAGTGTGTTAGAATTAGCAACCAAATGTCTAAAAAATGATTTAGATAAACATTGGATACCATACTATGAAGTGTAGTGCATTTTGGAACCATACTAATATACGAAGTGGCAATAGAGTCTATCCCTGTTGTCGATTCAAACGCTCTATTGATACATTTGATGGAGATGTTGATAACGTATTACACAGCGATGCATACAAGGACTTACGTGAGCAAAGTGCCAAAGGCGAGTTTATCAAAGGTTGTGAAAAGTGTTTCTATGAAGAAAAGATAGGACACAAAAGTTTACGTGAGGAGTTCAACGAGAAATACACAATGGACAAAGTTGAACTAAAGTTTCTTGAAATTGGTTTTGATAACTTGTGTAATTTAACTTGTGATGGTTGTAATTCAGAATTCAGTACAAGTTGGATTGTAAAAGAAAAAGAAATTTATGGTGCACCGAAACACAAGTTGATGGAAATTGATGAGGTTACAAATGTACCAGAGGCACTTGAAAAGATATTGTTTCTTGGAGGCGAACCGTTAATTACTAACAGACATTTGAAACTGTTACGTCAAGTAAAAAACAAAAACAAAGTTGAAGTCATATACAATACTAACGGAACGTTTATACCCAACGATGAAGTTGTTGAAGAACTACAGCATTATAAGAAAGTAACTTTTATATTAAGTATTGACGGTATAGGTGAACTTGGAGAACGTGTACGTAGCGGAACTAAATGGCCTGATGTAGTTAAGTTTATTGACTGGGTGTACAATAACATGTACGTATTAGAATTTAATTCTGTACTACACAAAAACAATCACATGGGGCTAAAGGACTTACACGACTTCTGTACAAGATTCGAAGCACGTTGGTATATTAACGTGTTAACATATCCATTTGATTTAGACATTAAAGAACTTGATTTAAACGCAAAGAATCAAATTATTAATAATGCAAAAGAATTAAATTTACCTAATAAAGATTTTATTATTAATCATTTACAAAAGAATTAATCTTGTGTAGCAATTCAACTGGTTGCTTTTCTTTAAACAATCGTAGATAATGTTCTCTGTTGTAATCAAGAACAGAAGTTAAACTATTATACAAGTCACGTACTTCGTGAATGTTTAATTCATTTAATTTTTTAACTTGTTCCATTGCACTGTCTAATCTAAGAGATGCGTCTTTAATACTATCATAACGTTCGTCAATAATTTCATTAAACGTCATAAAACCCATATCACGTAATAATTTAAGTGTATCTTTAAGACCAACAATAATAAACGGATGTTTGTATAAAAAACATTTTAGAACTTTTTCTGTAAATGCTTGTCTATCCTGATCGTAAAAATCACCTTCAGTAATAATACTAAAATAACTTTCACTGTAATATGTGTCTGCACTTGGTAAACTTCTTGACATTGATTTGTATGTAACTTCATTTAAATCTAATTCAATAGGCAAGTTTTCTTTTAATGTTTGTACAACGCTATCTTGAAGTTGTACATTGTGTAAACTAACATCAAGGTATTTTCTATGTTCTTGTTGTTGTAAATTTCCTTCGAGTACATGTTTGTAGTTGCCAAGTGGACAACTTAAAAATGTGTGATCTGCAATACCATTTTGTAACAAATAGTTTGTAACTAATAGCCTATGCAACCGTTCTTGTCTGTTTAAACATAAAAACTTTTTCTTACGTAAATTACTATTGCCATTCCAGTCTTTGTTAAGATGATTACGTATGTCAATGCCGTCATACCTATCTAAGTGTACTTGTACATTAAAGTAAATTTTATTAGGTGTGTTTAACAACTTATTGTTTGTTAATATTACCCAATCTATAATATACGGATTATCTAATACTGTTTGTTTTACTAATGCAAGAAATGCATCGTCTGTAAGTCCTTCGTATGAGTCATCTATAACAAGAAAGGTTGGTATTTTATACGTTTTAAAAAAGTTAGTAAATGTTTCAAATGTGTAATCATTGTCTCCTACATATTCAAAGAATACTACAAGTTTATCTTGGTCCTCGAGTACTTTATCATTATGTCCTTCAAAATCAATAATACCCTTGAAGTTCTCAATAAACGTACCGAGACTTCTGGAGTTACTGTCCATAGTAATTAAAGGTATTTTTTTCATATCAATTTTACATTCTTAACCACTGCTTCGTCTTGTGGTTTTAGTTTTGGATTAGCAGGACACATTGCACAAATACTATGTGGCTTGAAAATATTTTTGACAAATTCTTCAAGTTCACTTTCTTGTACATCAATGTTAAGTCCTTGGTAATCTACATATGGTTTCCAATCAACATCATCAAGTTGTTGTGCTTTGCCTAAGTATGTACGTACCATACTAATAGGCGGACACTTGTATAACTGTCCTTTGTATATTATAGGATATATGTTTACACCACATGCTTTATAACTCGCTTCAGGGTCTTTGTCAGTCCATGGTTTTAGTTTGCCGTTGATTGTTTGCCTATAATCATACCAGCCACCTACTGTAGGATCAGTAACTTCTACTTCAACATCGTCTTGCTTGTGTGCAATATTACTAACCATACTCCAGTTGCCTTTGCTGTAAAAAGCATTCCATAAATTAGTTTCAATAAGTTCTCTAACCTTAGGATTTTTATTATGTAAACTACAACTAATTTTTGCTCTGCCTATTTTCTTAAGGACCTTTAGTATGTCTGGACGCTTAGGTAATAAGAATCCGTTAGTATAAACTTCTATAACTGCATGATCAAATATGCGTCTTGCTTCTTTTAGTATATCGTATATGCGTGGATGTAATAACGGTTCACCACCAATGATAGTAACATGGTCTGGGTCAAGTCTTTTACCCCATGCTTCCATGTTCTTAATAATGTCTTCAAATGATTCTACGAAAGGTAAGTTGTGATCAATAAACCTATCGCAACCTGGACACGCCAGATCACAACTTGTCGTAATCATGTATTCAAGATTTGGTATATGATAACCGCGTTTACTCAAAGTAACTTTCCAATGTGCCTTTACGTTTCGTATCTAAAGTAACACAATGGAAGCCACCACTCAATGTACGTGCTTGACGCATAGGTAATGCTATACTTTCAATTCCCCATTTATCTAATTCTTTACGCAGGTCTTCTTGATTCTCATCACAAATTACAAGTTTTTCATTAACACTCATAAAGTTCAAACCAATATATTTACTGCATGGCGAAACGTTGTTAGGCAAGTTAGTGCCGATGTCATGCACCTTATCACCTGGGAAGAAAATCTTATCCCAGTTTTTAAAGATAGGTGGATACCAGTCAGGATTAATTCTATCTCCGTTAAACAACACAAGTCCAGGACGTAATGGAATTACTGTACTGTCAAAGTGTGAATAACTATAAAATTTTTCAGCAAGATGAATTTTATATCCTAAAGGTTCAAGGATAGTTTTTAACCACTGTCCTCCTAATAGTGTACCACTGTTGCTAACTTGATAGATTAAATCCTTACCAAGTCTTACTACGTTGGGTGCATCAAATACAATTTCTTTGTTAACAAGTGTAGGAATACTTAGGTCCTCAAGTTGATAACTTTCATCAAGCAGTCTTGGACGAGGCGCACTAATCCATTGTGAACCGCCTGCCATTGCTTCATATAAAAATTCTCTGTATGCTGTTGTTTCGTATTGTCTTGCTCTCATTGCACCTGGACAATCAATAATAAGATTGTTAAGTGGCAATAATAAATCTCGTGGACAGTATGTGTACCAACCTGTAGTTTTCCAATCTGGAGAACCAAATTCTACGCTGTGATCAATTGACTCTGGACGTCTAACTTTAACTCCAAGGTTAGTTAAAAGTTTGGCAAGGCCATCAAGGTCCTCATTTGCTTCGTCAATTACCCACTCAGGACTTGGTCCTTCTAAGTCTTTGATGTGTTCATATTTGCAATCTGCAAATCCAAAACTGTGCGTTGATTTATCTACTGTTGGTATTCTTGCATGATCGGCGATACCCACAAAACATTCTTCTAATGGATCCCAATCATTGTGACTGCTTACTACTGTCATATTAATCTCCTTGGTTAGTATTCATATTTAAATGGCTGATATGAGATTAAGTGCCAGAACTGGTATTGACTATTTCGCCTATTAGTTCGCTAATACACACTCTATTGACGTCACTGCCTCGGTTCCAATCTTTCCATTTGTCGTCTCCGATGCCAAACATAATGCAGTCTGTGGGTAGTAAGTTCTTATCTTCTATTGCTTGATTGTAAGCAGTTGCATACTGTTGCCAGTTCCAATCTACTGGAAAGTTTTGTATTAAACTATTTGCAATGCTTATGTCAATTCTGTTATTCATTTCTACAGAATTAAACACATCAATGCCGTCATCTGTATCTACACGTTCACAACGTACACCTACACGTAAAAATTCTGCGCCATAAAATGCTTTACTAATACTAAACGTAATAGTTTCTACGCATTTCCATTGTGCTAAATCTACGTTAATATTCTTTGTACAAGGATAATATGCAAAGTCAAGTAGCACAGGAATTTCTAAACTATTACAAATATCTAAGTAATATTCAAGGTCAACATGCTGTCTACCATAGTCGCTGAAAGGTACACTTGTGATTAACACATCGTCGTGTTCAAGTGGTTCGTCTTCGATGTATTCCCAATCACACCCATGTTTCAAACATGCACTGTGATACATAAATTCACCTTTGTGAAATCTAAAACGTTTGTTCTTGTGTCTAAAATAAAAATGATCAAAGGCTTGTACAGTACCACAAACTAATTTTTGACTTGGAAATAAATCAAGTCCTGTTAGTTTATTATTACCGCTATCGCTAATCCATTTCATAAATGTTTTGATAAACGTAGATGGTAATTCTTCGTTGTACAAATCATTTACAGGATTTAATTCTGTAATAAACTTTTTAATTTTGTTGTCTGTTACA